CTTAAACCGGCCCGGAGAATACTCAACGGGCTTTGACTGACAAAACTCGATGTCCTCGAAGCGAGACACAACGCCTTCAACGCGCATCTCAACCCCGAACAAAGCATAGAAAGGGCCAATGAGCGGTCGGAGCACGTTGGCTAGCCCCGACTCACACATCAGCACACAATCATCACCATCAAGAAGTGCCATCCAATCGTATGCACCAAGTGCGACACCGGGAAAATCATGAATCTCCCGACGAACCATATCACCAATGCCGTGCTCATTCAAGCACGCCATCCGGAACAAAGAATGAAGCATCCAAAACACTATGTTAGCTGTCAAGGACGTATCCATCACTCCGGACATGAGGTAGCCGTCAACCTTAACCTTTATGCCACTGGTCCTGGCAAATTTGGGCTTGAGATACGAGGGCATGATCGCCCTCAAATGGTGACGAGCCTCACTGGACAACATGGTCATGTACATGTCGAACTTCGCCTTATGCAGATCACTCCTGATATGTGCATCGGCGCGGGAAGCGTCTAACATGAAAGCAACAGGGCTGTGGTAGCAACCCCAAGCTCGCAAAAGTGACGACGCCCTCTCCGTCGTGTTCAGGCCTTTCATGAACACGCGGGAGACGTGCGGGGTGGAGTCTTCAAAACCCGCGCGAGCGCAAGAACCGCTTCTCCATCCCGCCGATGGCCCGGCGGAAATCAAGATTGCCCCGCCGGTCCATTGCGGCAATGAACCGCATCGACGGGTAAAGCGCCGGAGTGGCATGGCCCAGGCTAACATATGGAAGCTTCCAATAGTCGGCTCGGAACTTGCTGACTTTCGTCGACTCGTTCTTGCCAAACCCTCGGATCAACCTCCACTGTGGTGTGGGCCCATCACTCATTTGTGACAGCGCTTGTAAGTTCTTCGCTCGATGAGCCCCCTTACACACCACATTGCTGTAGTACTCTGGGGACTCCAATGGGGCGCAATACGCATATGCACCGGACCTGCGAAAAAGGTTTGTGAAAACACGGGTCATGGCCTTACCGGCCTCCCCCATATAAACCTTACGCAGATTCGTCACGCGATCACGAATCCCAAACTCCATGGCAGACTGACATCGCGACTCAATTGTCATCATCAGGCCTCCAAACTGATGACAGAGCCAAAAGTCAAGTATAGCAAAGTACCTGCTACCCTGACAAACGCGCGCACGCACATCGACACTCGAATTACCTTCCTGTTCCACAAACGGAAGAAAGCTTCTCTGACTGCAATAGCAGACCGTCTCGACGCGCGCCGCGCGCGACCCCTAATTGGGGGCCTGGAAAGTCTGGTCGGCACCGGATCTGCCGAATGGCACAAACCACCTCTTGCCATAGGGGAACCTCCACCCCTGCCAGACTATCCTAAACTCGCGTGCATGTATCATGTTGTCGATGCAGAAGATGGAGAGGTAAT